TTACGATCGCTTGCAGGCTCAGACCCTATTATATAGGGTGTTGGATCCTCCTTCTTGCAGTACTTCCAATGGTTCAAGAACCACTGTTCGTACGTAGACCCGCCACTGCGTGTCCACAGCTTGACGTTCGGATGTTCACGCCCGATGTCAAAATACAACGGGCTACGCACATCTTTTGGACGTTCATACTCCACTAGCACGTGCCAGTGAAGATTGCCGTCCTCATGGTGCTCTAAGCCCGCTATCGCACGCTTGACACCACGTTCACGACCCAGCCTCTTTGTGACTGCGTCACGAGTCAGCTGGCTCTGAGAATAGGTTAAGAAGAAACCTTTCCCGGTGAGACGACCTGTCTGACCCGTCTTTGTCAGACGAACAGCAGGATCGTCAACGTCAAATCCATCCAGAGGAGGAGCAAGCACCTCCACGGGAGATTCGACCTGAGGTGGCGCACTAAAAGAGTGCACATGAGGTTCGATATCCATGATACCGGGGCCCCAGATAGACGAAGCATCAATTGAGGGGATTTCTTCTGTGTCCCACCACAGACCGTCTTTCCAGCTCCGCAAGTCGTCCATAGTCCCACTTGATACTCACAGGTTCGTTATGTGGGCCCAGACTCCAGATGTAATCTCGCGATTCAGCGTGATTCTCCCACTGAATCCACTCGGTTACAGGCTTAGGATTGTTGAATCGTTTTTCACGAGTCCAGTTCTCCATAGAGAACAATGCACACATTTAGATTGACTCAAAATATTTCTATTTCTATCGCCAATCACCGGCGGAAAAAACACGAAACTTCCGAAGTTTCTTCACCGCCCGGGGAGGTGGTACTGCTCAATCGCAGTAGTAGGCACGACCATTGCCGTTCACTGTCGTGGCAACCATCGTACCATCCGCAGTCATACCGAACGCAAGCATGAAAATGTTGCAGTTCACGAGACCAGCAATCGTGGGCGTCGCATTCCCACTCTTGATCTGGATTTCCTTCGGCTTCTTCGGCGAGTACACAAACTCGAAGGGGCACTCCTGATACGTCGCACCATAGTTGATCGGATCGGCCGCCAAAGCAGCCATCCGCGGAGTCGCAAGCAGTGTATGCTTGAACTTGCGATCTGCCAAAATGACAAATCGCTTGCCAGCGCCTTCACTCACTCGCACAAACGACGAGAAGTTGTTCACGGCACCGCCCATATCCTGAAGGATATCCTCACCCTGTGCTTGCGCACCGTTTGGCTGCGTGTCCATGACAAGCAGCAGTCGACTCATCCGCGACTGCGCGATAGCAGTCTGATTCGACGCCACAGGCACAGTGATGTGCCCCTTGACGCGCAAAGCCTTCAGCTTGTACTTGTTGGCAATCACTTGCCCATACCCCGAACCCTGCGCAGACGGAATCAGCGCAGAATCCGTGTACGCTGCGACGGCACCTGACGAGTTCACATAACTCGTCATAGCTACCTCAGACGACGACCAGTCCGTACCGGCCGCCGTCACCGCAGCAGCAAACGCAGTATCAAAATACTTCGTTTCCGGGGCGAAAGACGTGGTACTGTACTTGCGAACCGTACGTTTCACTCCACGCTTCTCAACGCTGCGGTCAATCTTCTTCATGAATCGCTCGACCGCAGCGTCGACGTCGCCCTCATCACGAGAGCGCTTACGGGAAGCCATGTTGTTATTTTGTCAAAAGACAAAAATTGACACAATGCTTCCTTTCTTTTCTCCCTTCTTATAACTTATCCGGAGTGTCGAAAAGCACCCACTCTGGGAGAGGGGTACCCGAAGGCAGGGACAGGCAACAGGGCAGGGGGGTTCTGAATCTTAAAGCTTCGCAACCCCCCTGCCCAGGTGCCCAGGACGAATAGGGTATAAATACCCGATTCGCCGTCTTGTTGTTCGCTTCCACACTCACTCACACCAAGAGATTACCACACCGCTCCGCGGTGTGAACGAACGCTACGCGTTCGCAAGAAAGAAAGAAAGACAGTTCTTCGAACTGTTGGAACCGTAAAAGAAAGAAAGATAATCAGTGTCGTTAGATATTACAGTATAGTGGGACCCAGCTCCAGATCGCGCCTTGTAGTTTATATAAAACATATAAACCGACAGCTAGTAACTGTTGGAACCAGTTACCTGCTGTGAAGGTATGGTATCACTTCGTTTCTAGCCGAGTACTGTGTAGGCGCGAATGAGAGATACTGGAGCTCCAATTTTTTGCAAAAATAGAACTAAAAGAGAGATTTAGTTACGTTCACAACGTGAACACGACGGCGCATCGCAGAAACCTGCTCATCCGTCGCATCTTTTGACACCCAACGGTCGAAGCTGACGTTGTGCGTAAAGATCTTACGCGTATGCGCGGGAACCATCACGTGCGCATGCTTTACGTTGATTCCCGAAGGCTCCTCCCAATCTAGCAAGTGGATTGCGGAGGTAGGAGGCCAGTGTCCGATGTCGAAATCATCGAAGATAACACCCTTGCTAAAGTCGACAGTCCGTAACTGATCACAGTGACGTACGACAGTAGCTTCAGGTAGTAGTGCACGGGCCCATTGCGTCTTCCCACAACCTGTGGGTCCATTGATGTAGAGAACCCTCCAGGTATCTACTATCCTTGGCGCAAGTTTGAATTCACTTACACTGCGCGCAGGTTCCTGTGAATTCGTTGCCTGATTGCGAATCGCCATCATCGTCCGATAGATCTGATCATACTTTGTCACCAGATCATAGGCAGCATTCTCTTCCAGAAAAGTCATTGCTGCCATGACGCCACTCCTTCGGCACACTTCCATAGCCTCATAGAAAGTGTCGTCACGCTTTCGCTTTCGATTATCCACAGGCTCCTGCCCTATTACATAGGGCGTCGGATCCTCCTTCTTGCAATACTTCCAGTGGTACAAAAACCACTGCTCGTAGGTCTGACCACGACTACGAGTCCAAAGTAGCACATTCGGATGTTCCCGCCCAATGTCAAAATACCTTGGGCCCCGAACATCTTTTTCACGTTCATACTCCACCAGCACATGCCAGTGAAGATTCCCGTCCTTGTGGTGCTCCATCCCCACTATTGCGCGATGGACCCCCCGTTCTCTGCCAAGACGTTTCGCGATTTCATCGCGCGTCAAGCTGCTTTGACTATAGGTAAGGAAAAAACCTTTTCCCCGTAGACGACCCACGGTTCCGACACGAACACGAACATCGTCAACATCAAGTCCAGGCCCAAGAGGATCGAGATCCACAACGGGAGTATCGACTTGAGGTGGAGCACTAAAAGAGTGCAGATCTGGTTCCACATCCATCGGAGGATGACTCCAGATCGAAGCAGCTGGATTGTCATCAAAGTACCACCCGCCTAAGCCTTCGAACTCTACGTTCTCGAGTTCGGGCGGCGGCGAGTCCATAGTCCCACTTGATCGTAATGGTTTCACCGTTTTGATTAGTAGTCCAAATGTACTTGTGTGGTAATGCAAATTGCTCCCACTGCCACTCAGTGGTATCAGGTTTTGGCGAGTTCAGATAGATCGATCGTGTCCAGTTCTCCATTTAGAGAACACTGCACTCCATGAAAATGAATAAAAAAGCAATTCATTTCGAACCAACCGCCGGCTCGTCTGGTTCCGAAACTTCGGAAGTTTCACCTTCCCCGGGGGGGTGCTCTCCCTCCCATCCAGGAGTGAAGAGCTCGCTGAGCCACGGCTCAAGATCCACCCACGTACAGTACGGATAGTCCTCTTTCGCTGAGAGATGCTTCAATCCACATACGCCGCACGGGATACAGCATTGATCGTCAGCGGGTTTCCACCGCCACTCGAATGTGCCAGCAGAAACACATTGTGGGAGATCAGTGATGCGACGGTAGGCGTCGCAGAGTTGGTCTTCAAGCTCACCTGGGTGTTGAACTTGTGCGACATGGAGAACTTCGCGCGACATCCACCAACAGAGTTCGTGTTCGTCCCGTCAGTTCCAGCTACAGGGCCACCCAGTACGACCACGCGTTCCTTCAGAATGCGGAATCGTCCACCGGCACCCGTCCCCATCGCAATGAACTCGTAGTTCATCTGGGACGCTACCGCACCCAGGGCAGGGAAGACATCTTCCCCCTGGGCCTGAGATCCGTTCGGCTGCGTGTCCAACACGAGACACAAACGGACACTAGCAGGCACCAGCACATCCGCCTGGTCCACAGAAACAGACGGAACAAGCTCACCGCGCACATCAACGCGCTTGAGCTTGTACTTACTCCCGATCACCTGGCCATACCCAGATCCGATCGCCGATGGAATCAGCGCCGAATCCGTGTAC